GTTAAACATGGTCTTGGTATTTGTGCCTTGATTATTAAAACCCTACCGTGCTGGCTTCGATAGCCCGCTTCAATGGACGGTAGGGTTTTATTTTTGCGACACGCCCAAACAGTGTTCTTGACATAACAAAAGGCGCAACGTATAAGCCTGACACAATTTGCACATGGGATTTTTCGATTTATTCACGCCAAAGGTTGAGGCTGCCGTTCCAGTCGAAGCCGCCAACGTGGACGCAGCTGCTATTGCGCCGTATTTCAGCGAAGTAGGAAATCTATTTCTATTCGGCGGCGTAATAACGGCTTCGCGTGCCGAAGCAATGAGCGTGCCAACGTGTGCGCGTGCGTTGGGAATCATTCAAACAATTGCGTCACTTCCAATGCACACACGCAACGAAGCAACAGGCGAGAAGGTCACACAACCGCGTGTGATCAATCAACCTGACCCACGCATTCCAGGTTCAACATTTTGGTCATGGATAATTTCAGATTTGTTCTTCCACCCTGCCGCTTATGCGTACGTAATGGAACGTTATGCAGACACTGGCAAAATTCGCGCAATGGAACGCATTGCACCTGAACGTATAACAATCACAACCAATGGCATGGGTTATGAAATTGCGTCATACGCAATTGACGGCGCGTACGTTGACCCAGCAAATCTAGTTGTTTTCCAGGGCACACAAGAAGGTTTGCTAAGTCGTGCGGGTCGCACGATCAAGGCAGCCGCTGCGCTTGAACGCGCTGCAATGAATTTTGCAGTCGAACCAATTCCACAAATGGTTTTGAAATCAAATGGCACATCACTTCCAGCAGATCGTGTTTCAAAGTTGCTGACCGCATGGCGTACTGCACGTGCAAACAAATCAACGGCGTTTTTGAATGCTGACGTAACGCTTGAAACATTGGGTTATGACCCAAAGAATCTTCAGCTGAACGAAGCCCGCAATTACGTTGCCTTAGAATTATCACGTGCGTGCGGTTTGCCTGCATACTTTACAGATTCACAACAATCATCATTTACTTATTCAAACGCGCTTGATAAACGTCGCGACCTGGTTGATTTTGCATTCCGTAATTACATGTCAATAATCGAACAACGTTTGTCATTTGCCGATTTCACACCAGCAGGCAACCGCGTTTCATTTGACCTTGACGATTTCTTGCGTGGCAATCCTTATGAGCGCGCGCAGGTTTATGAAATCTTAAATCGTATCGGCGCAATGTCGATCGACGAAATACGCGAGGAAGAAGACATGCTGCTATGAAAAAAGTCATCACACCAATGCAAATCACGGCGGCTGACTCAAACAGTCGTACAATCACCGGTCGCATTGTTACCTTCGAAGAAATTGGCAACGCTTCAATTGGAAAAGTGCAGTTTGCAAAAGGTTCAATCGAAGCAACACCAGTTTTGTTAAATCTTGAACATGACCGTACACGTCGTATCGGCAAAACACTTTCAATTCAGTCAACCGATCAAGGCATTGACGCAACATTCAAAATTGCTGAAACAACTGCGGGCAATGACGCATTGGTCGAAGCGCAAGAAGGTTTGCGCGACGGATTCAGCGTTGAAGTTTCATTTGACGAATACGAGACATTGAAAGACGGCACTGTTCGCATTCTTATGGGCGAATTAACTGGTGTCGCATTGACGTCAGAACCTGCCATTCGATCAGCACGCGTCGAAACCGTCGCAGCGACAGAGGAAGAAGAAAACACTGAAGTTTCCGATTCAACAATTGAAACGGAAGAAACACCAACAAACGAAGGAGACGAAGTGGACAACACCGTCACACAAGCGGAAGCCGTTGAGACGGTAGAAGCCGCACAGTCAGTAACCGCAGCCGCGCAGAAAGTAGGCGGTTGGAAGGCAACACCGCGTATCGAAATCACCGCTTCAAAGTACTTGGAGAACAAGGTTCTTGCAGCAACTGGTGACGAAGCAGCGCGTCAGTACGTTTTGGCAGCAGACAACACAACAGACAACGCGGGACTTGTTCCAACACGTCAGTTGACTGAAGTCATCAACGGACTATCAACAACAATTCGTCCGTCAATCGACGCGATTTCTCGCGGCACATTGCCTGACGCTGGAATGACATTTGAAATTCCAAAGATCACAGTTGCACCAACAGTTGCAGTTGTTGCAGAAGACGCAGCGTTTTCAGAAACAGATCAGAACAGTGCGCACTTATCAGTGGACGTCAAGAAATTTGCGGGGCAGCAGAAATTTTCTGTAGAATTATTGACACGCACGTCTCCATTGTTCTACGACGAACTATTGCGCAACATGGTTGCTGCAATGGCTAAGGCACAGGACAAATACGTCAATGACGCACTTGTTGCTGGTGCAACTGCTGACGCAACAGGAATTGCAACATACCCAACAGCTGCTGAGTTGCTTGGCGTTGTCGCACGTGGTTCAGCAAGCGTTTATGCCGCAACTGCTGGTCTCGCAAATCCATTTGCACGCAACATTCTTATGAACACTTCACAGTGGTCAAACGTAATGTCACTCAACGATTCAGGTCGTCCGATCTACAACGAAGTGACAAACCCAATGAACCAGCCAGGTTCAGCAACACCAGGTTCACTTCGTGGACGTGTTGCAGGTCTTGATCTATACGTCACCGCAAACACTGCTGCGACAACAGACACAGACGATTCAATCCTGATCATTAACCCTGACGCATACACATGGTACGAGGGAACTTCATACCAGTTGCGCGCAGAATCAACCGCTGACGGTTCAATCACAGTGGGCGTTTATTCATTCGGTGCATGCGGGACAAAGATCGCGGCAGGCGCATTTGGTGTGAATAAGTCATAATCCACAAAAACTAATCATGCGGCGGGTTCTCCCGATCTCGCCGCAGCCGATCGAAAGGAACGCTCATGCCTAGTATTGTCACCGCCAGTCAATTGCGAACAGTGCTAGGCGTGAGCGTCTCCTTATACAGTGACAGTTATTTGGACGAAATAATTAACACGGCTGAAGCCGTAATTTTGCCAATGTTGGTTGCGAACACTTCAGCAATTCAGTCTTACAAACTTGAAAACAACGTGGCGTATTTTTACACCGAAAGAAATCATCATTTTGTGGCAGGTCAATCAGTCATTGTGACTGGACTGCCAGCACCATTTACCGCGACACATACGGTCGTGACTGCAACGCCTTATTCATTCACCGCTGCATTGACTTCATCAAATGTCACATTGCGCGAGATCATTCCAATGGGCACTGCGACACTTCAGGGCTATTCAGCAGCTGATTTATACGCAACCAGCGCACCAATCGAATCAGCAATTTTGGCAGTCAGCGTCGAAGTTTTTCAGTCACGCGTTGCCGCAGGCGGACAGATCGAAGGCGTGGACTTTACTTCGACGCCGTACCGCATGGGACGAAGCCTGACCAATCGTGTTTCCACGTTGCTTATGCCTTACCTGGACGTTGAAACGGTCGTTCAATAAGTGCCCGCCAATGCAGTTTCCGACACACGCGCAGCCTTAGCAAACGCGTTCAGCGCGTTGTCTGCCAACGTCTATGCAAGCGTGCCTGAGTCACCAATTCCACCTGCAATTGTGGTCGTGCCAAATTCGCCGTACATGGAAGTTGTGCTAATCGGCAAGGCGTCAACAAAGGTTCAAATCAATTTTGCAATCACGGCAATTGTTGCTTCGAATAGCAACGCAGGGTCACTTGATAACCTGGAAAAACTAATCATGGGAATTCTTGCGGCAATGCCCGCAGGATACGTTGTTGGACAAATCGAAAAGCCGACGGTTCTTGAAGTTGGACAGTCACCAATGCTTGTCGCAGACATCAACGTTTCAACGTATTACACACAGACAACCTAAGGAGAAAACGTGGCAACAACGATCATCACGGGTCGCGATCTAACACTGACGATCGCGTCCACGAACTACGACGCACAGGCGACCAGTGCGACACTTGCGAACTCACCAACAGTTGAGACATACCAAACACTTGACGGCAAGGCATACAAGCACATTGACGATCAGTGGACATTTGACGTTTCAATGCTGGCAGACTGGGGCGCGACAGGTTCATTGTGCGAAGCATTGTGGACTGCCTGCGAATCAGCACCAAACACAACATTGGCAGTTTCACTAACTGCGGTTTCGGGTGCAGTTTTTGCATTCAACGTCATGCCAGTATTCCCAGCAGTCGGCGGGTCAGCACCTGACGCGCAGACCGTTGACTTATCATTTGTCGTAGTGGGAACACCTACTGAGACATTCAGCTAAGAATTAACAATCGGGAGACAAAATGAAGTTACCAATAACAATTGAATACAACGACGGGGCGCAGATAACTTACACGGCTGCGCCACCTGAGTGGGTTAAATGGGAGAAGCACACGGGGAACACCATTTCGCAGGCACAGGAAAAGATCGGAATTTCCGACTTGGTATTCCTTGCCTATCACGCCATGAAGCGCGAAGCCGCTGGGAAACCAGTCAAGCCAATCGAAGCATGGACGGAAACCATTTCCGAAGTGATCGTCGGTGAAGCAAACCCAAAAGCCACCCAGTCGGAAGCCTAAATCGAATCGTTTGGGAAGTAGCCCTGGCAACGGGGCTACCGCCCAGCGAATTTGAAAGTGCCGAAGACATTTTGACGGTCATTGAGATTTTGGAAAGGCGGGCAAATGACAACTGACGCGATCAGTTATGACAAAGCAGAATTGCGCGCCATAACCCGTTCATTCAAGGCAATGGACGAAGAAGCAACAAACCAAGCCAAGGTCATCAGCAGCGAATTGGCAGACTATGTGCGTTCAAGCGTGATCGACGCTGCCGCAACTAGCAACACAAATCAAACTGCCAAAGTCAGAATTGCCACTGGTGCAAAGGTTTCAAAGTCATCAAAAATTGGTGAGATCAGCTACGGATTTGCCCAGCAAAAGTTTTCAGGGGGCGGCACAACTCAACAGTTGTGGGCGGGTAATGAATTCGGTTCAAATACAAAGAAGCAATTTCCAGTGTGGTCAGGTCGTGAAGGTCGCGGTTCACGCGGTTGGTTTATCTATCCGACATTGCGCAGAATCCAGCCTGACATTGTGAAGCGTTGGGAAAACGCGTTCGTCAAAGTTGTGAAGGAGTTTGACTAATGGCTGGCAGTCGTACCCTTAAACTTTCGATTCTTGGCGACGTTGACAATCTCAACAAATCGCTCAAAACCGCCACAAAGGACGTCGAAACCTTCGGCGACAAAATGGGCAAGGTTGGCAAAATGGTTGGCGCAGCGTTTGTCGCTGCTGCCGCTGCTGCTGGTGCTTATGCAGTCAAAATCGGCATTGAAGGCGTCAAGGCTGCGATCGAAGACGAAAAGGCACAAACACAATTGGCGTTGGCGTTGGAAAACGCAACGGGCGCAACACAGGCACAAATCAAGGCAACCGAACAATCGATTCTTCAAATGTCATTGGCAACTGGTGTTGCTGACGACGAATTGCGCCCTGCGCTTGGTCGCTTGGTTAGATCGACGGGCGACATCACAAAGGCGCAAGACTTACTTTCAACCGCCTTGGACATTTCAACCGCAACAGGCAAGCCGCTTGAAACAGTTGCAAACGCATTGGGTAAGGCATACGACGGCAACACTGCCGCGCTGGGCAAATTGGGAATTGGTCTTTCAGCTGCTGAATTGAAGACAATGGACTTCACGCAGGTTCAAAGCAAACTGACAGATTTATTCGGCGGGGCTGCTGCACGTAATGCCGACACATACGCGGGACGAATTGCCCGCATGCAGGTTGCCTTCAATGAAGCAAAAGAAACAATCGGTTTTGCGTTGCTGCCGATTCTTGAAAAGGTCATCAATTTCATAAACTTAAACGCGCTGCCAGTCATCAATGCGTTTTCAGGCGCGTTCAGCCTTAACGGCAACGGTCTTGGTGGCGTCATCACAACATTGGGCAACATCATTGTCAATACATTCACACCGATCATCAATGGCTTGATCAAAGCGTTTGGTTACATCAAAAACGCAATTGGTGACAACCTTGACACATTCAAAGAATTTGGCGGTTACATTGCAACGTATCTTGCACCAATCGTCGGCACGGTTTTGGGCGGGGCGTTGCAGGTTGCAGGCAAAATTGCC